CCATGAAGGTCATGGGCTGTACTGCAACTCCTTATCGCATGGGTCAGGGCTACATCTATGGAAAGCGTAAAGATCATTTCTTTAAAGGTCTTGCCTACAGTGTATCGATACCAGAGTTAATACAAGCAGGTTACTTGTGCCGATTGTCTGCCTTTGCTGTCAACGACAATGCCATCATTGATGCTGGCAAAGTTAGTTTGAAGTTCAAAGGTGGAGACTTCCGGGAAAAAGAATTAGAAGACATAGCCATGGTGGATGAAACCATCATCGAAGTTATAAGTGATTGGATTGATAATGCCTACACAAAAGGCAGAACAGCCTCGGTGTTCTTCTGTGTTTCTGTTCTCCATGCTCAGAAGATGACTCAGTATTTACAGCAACATGGTATTAGTGCTGCTGTGGTTACAGGGGAGACGCCCAACCAAGAACGAGATAAGATTCTTGCAGACTTTGAGTCTGGTAAGATTCATGCTCTCTGCAATGTTGGGGTTTTAACCGAAGGCTGGGACGCCCCGCGAACAGATTGTATAGCATTGCTTAGGCCAACGCAAAGCATTGGATTGTATGTGCAGATGTGTGATCGTGGCATGCGATTGCATGATGACAAAGAGAACTGTTTGCTGCTTGACTACGGTGAGAACGTAGCTAGGCATGGCTGTCTAGATGAAGTAGAACCTGGCGAAAGTCTTCCCGGAAGATACAAGCCTAAGATTTGTGCAAGCTGTAATGCTATCAACTCACCTTCTGCTAAAGAATGTATTGAGTGCGGCCAGGTGTTTGAGTCAACACAATCAAAAGTTCTCTGGACCAAGAAGGAAAGGGAAGTAGCAAGGCGTACCAAGGCTGAGAGACAAGCTGTCTTATCAGATGAAAGGAAAGCATCAGTCCCTAAAAACAAACCCATCACGGATATCTATGCATCTGTGGTCAAGTCTAAAAATGGCAGTGAGTATTGTCAGGTAGTCTTTACAGTGAAGGATGAGTTCTTTCCTAAGAAGATGCCACTTATGTTTGGCCATCCCACTGCACATAAAATGGCAGTGCGTAAGTGGAAGAAGATTACAACCAAGTGGGGATCACCAAGCCAACCATGGATGGCCGCTGAATTAATTAACAGCGGTGCATTTGATACAATCTCTGAGATCATTGTGCAAAAGCAAGGTAAGTATGAGAACGTTGTTGGAATTAAAACCAAACAAAATGAGGACATAGATCTATGAAAGATATAAACCATTTGTTAGATGATGTTGAACTACAACAAAAGAGACACCAAAGATTTTATCTAGGTATCAGTCAGATAGGTAATCCTAATCAGCGTTTACTTTGGATGCGTTGGCGCTGGCTTATGCCTGACGATATGCCTGCTAGAGTCTTGAGACTTCTTGATCTAGGCAACGTGGTTGAGGATGATCTTATCAAGAAGCTTAGAAAGATTCCCGGTGCTCAGATATTTGATGTTGCCTCTAATGGTAAACAGTTTGAGACACAGACATTGGGAGGCCACGTCAAAGGCCACATCGATGGCGTAGGGCAAAACTTTCCGGGGATTGATACCAAAGATCCATTCTTGTTAGAGTTCAAGACAGCCAACGACAATCGCTTCAACAACCTATTAAAACTTGGTAGTTATTGTGATTGGTCAGAAGAGTATGCTGCCCAGTTACATTTATACATGGGCTTGTTTAAGTTTGATCGATGCATTGCAATTGTTTATAACAAAAATAACTCAGACTTATATACAGAAATCATTGAGTATGATAGTATCGCTTTCGATTCTTTAATAGAAAAAGCAAGAAGTATTTTATTAGCAGAGTCTCCACCAGATAACTACATACCGGAAACAGATTACCGTATTAAAAGTTATATGACACCAGGCCAACAAGCCTGTTATCTAGGTAGAGCGCTGCCACCTAAGATACATTGTAGATCTTGTAGGTTCGCTAAGGTTGATATTGATAAGGGAGATGCACATTGGCATTGCACCCAGCACGATAGAAAGATTAGTGAAGACAGACAAACCAAGGGTTGTGCAAGACATAACTTTATACCTGAGTTGATACCAGCCCATGTCATGGAGAAGGATGACGATATGGTTTTGTATGAGAAGGACAAGATTAGATTTGTTAACGTGGCCGAGAACCTTAACACGCCGGGCGAAAACTTTTTTTCTAGCAAAGAATTAATTGAAGTTGTAAACAGTGGGTTTCCAGAAGATATCTTGGAGACTTGCGATAAAGTTAAGAAGTTATTTAATGGATCATCTATTACAGAAATTAGACCTTGGGTTGAAAGCAGACCACCCCTCTAAGCTTTGGGTTTTTTTACTACGATTATTTCTGTGTCTGGGTACAGTGCCTCTACTAATTTCTTTTTCAATCTAAACATAGGCGTCTCGATTCCTTTTGTATCTTCGACCACTATCTCACCCTCGCTGTTGACGTATCTAAAGTCAGCCTTATAAAGACAAACCTTTTTATCATTCACCACACATGGGAAAGGTGGATGCACCTCTATGTTAGAGATGATGCCATCAGCTTCTAGCTCTTTGAGGTGAGTGTACCTGGCCGCTTCTAACTTACTGTCAAAAGTTATGCCATCAAGTTTGACTTTCTTCGCTCGGTATTTGTTGTACAAGTTATGGTGTTCCTACTAGTTTCTTTCTTTCTTCTTCTCTTAAAACTTCTATAGCTCTTTGTCTTGCATCTGGTGTTATGTATCTTCCAGTTAGATCTTGTTGCAATTCAGTCTGTGCTGCTCTAATGGTGCTAGGATCTATTGGTTGAGGCCTTCCAAATGCACCAGCTCTAGATGCTTGAATCATGTCAAAGCTTGGCTCTATTGGTCTAAACTTGCCTCTCATAACTTCTTTATAATTAGCAACCTTGGCTTCTTTTAATTGTTTTTCAATTTCTCTGTCAGATAATCCTAAGGCTCTTGCATCATCAATGGTTGTATATAAATCTCTAAGTACATTAAACCTAGATTCGTTTTGATTAATGAAACCCTGCAAAAGTTGCTCAGATGATTGAGCATCAGGTGACCTTAGTATTCTATTAAATTCATTGGTTGAATCTCTTATCGCATCATTAGCTTCAAAGCCTCTGTACCTTAGAGTTAAATCGATCTGAGGTTTAACAACCTTGAGACCACTAAATGCTTGAACCATAGTTTCTGCAACGTCTATTTCTTTACCGCTTTTATTTAATATTTTTTTATCATCTCCTTTCAATCCAGTGCTTCCAATTACAGCTCTAGGAAATCCTTTGGCTTTAATCGTTTCTACTCCAAGACCATAAGGAGCTTTAGATGTTCTATCAAATTGCAAGTTAAATGGAGTAATAGTTGGTAGCAATGTATCAACTACATGAAAAAATCTTTTTGCATTTTTATCGCCAAAAGAATCTGATGGTCCAAATACTTTTCTACCAGTAGACGTCTCACCATTAACAGCTTCTAATACTGCTTGAGCAGAAAAAGCTGGCTCTGCAAAACTTTGAAACATTTCTAGCAAAGATCCACCAAAAGAATCTCCTGCTATTTTTAAAATACTTTCCTCGTCCCTGTTACCATTTTCTATTTCTTGAAGTATTCTTATGCCGGGTCTTCTTAAATAATCATATGGGTTCATGTAACTAAAATTAAAGAACTGAGTTGGGTTACCATCTTTATCAGATGCAATAGGAATTAATGTAGCTGTCCTATCCCAAGGGGCAGCAAAAGATCTTTTGTAGGCTTTAACTTTATCGTCTTCTACTCCTGTTAAAGTTCCACCAATTGCGCTTAAAGCGGTTGGTATTGCAGCAGTTGTTGATGTAGCACCAACCACTCTTCTCATTCCTATTTTTTGTATTTCTTTGTTGTCACTTAACAGTTCTTTAATTCCTCTTGAATAAGCGTTGCTAGTATTTCTTATTATTTCTGCTGGAAATGCTACAAAGTTACCAATTGGTAGTTTTCTTATATACTCTGAAACAATTGGCACAACTCTTTGATAGTTCTGTACAGTGTTTGCTGTAATTTCAGATGACTCACTTCTAATAAATTTCTCTAAACCCTCTTCGCCATATTTTTCTAGAATATCTTTTGGTTTAACTACAGCTCCAGTTCTGCTGGATGCTTCAATAATATCTGCAAATCTTGTTATATTTTTTCCTGATTCAATTGGAACGCTAGCATCTAAATTTTTTGATAGCGCTATTTTAAATCTTTCTTTTTCATTAAGATAATTAAACACACGACCAGTATCGTCTGTCATTCTGTAAGTCTTTTCTAAAAATTTAACAGGAGCAGTATCAGCTATTTTTGCTACACCTCTTGCCCAATCTAAATTATCTGTAGCCAACTTAGCAAGCTCTAAAGTCTCACCAAGTTGAGCACCTCCGCCCTGCATCATGCCCTCTTCAGTTAACTCCTGAATAGATTCTTGTCTTAATACTCTAGTCTTAGGGTCTATGAGGCCAGCAAATGAATTAGCTACAGCATCAGCAAATCTTCCTGTGCTACCAAGGTTACCGTTTAGCAATGAAAAGAATGGAATACTGGTAAAGTTTCTTACTTGTGCACCCGGAGATAAAACAGTTTTACCATATTGAGATCCAGCTTTAACAGCTAACATACTAGCGTATGCTTTGTTTATTGCGTTGCTTTCTGCTGATAGATCTGATGCTGCGCCAAGCAAAGCATTGTATGTTTTTTCTGTTGCGTACATGCCATCTAAAGATCCAGCATCTTCTGCTTTGAATCTTTTAAGAACAATTTGATTTCCTTCGTTATCAAAACTTTGAATAGTATTTTTGTCTAACTGAACACCATCTCTTAAAGCTTCTTGTTCTGTTTTTAAAAATTTAGCACCTCCTGTTTTAGGAGCAAGACTATCTAGTTCTTTTATTTGATTAAACATTTTAAATTTTCCAACCAAAGAGGCCTGCCTTTTGGCTGTGGTTACAGCTGTTAGTTGAGTATTTTTTAATGCAGTTCGCCAGTCTCCTTGTAAGTAACCTGCTGTTTCTCCCAAAGCTCTTCTAACATTTGGAAGACTGTCTAATGTTTTGCCTTTTAATATTCCTTTATCTATCTTTAAACCATCTACTAAAATTTCATTAACCTCAAAAGGAGTTCCTACTTTGTTCTTTGGGCCAGGATTTAATAGTTGATTGAATGCTAACCTAGCTTCATTCTCGCTTAATCCAGCTGTTGATTGAAGCTCTTCTATTGCTGCTTTTTGAAAACTAGGATCTACTTTAAAACTTTTATCTATATAAGCTTTATATACTCTAGTACCATAAGTTCCTACATTTTCAGCAATGGTGTTTCTTAAATCATCTGGTAAAAATAAATTCATAAATCCGCTAGATCCTTCATCGCTTATATCTAATATGTTATTAGAATAAGTCTCAAACAACTCTTTGTTTTTAGTTAACGTTCCTGATATTCCATTACTATAATCAAGGCCAACTGAATCGTAATTAATATATTTTTTTTCTAAGTTTTTAATATTGTTTAACGCTTCTTCTTGCAGTCTTTTTGCTTCTTGTATCTTTTGACCTTTAGGAATGTTGGGTTGTTGGTAATCTATTTTTACTCTAGGAAATAAATAATCTTCTATGTTTCTAGATAAGGATAAAGCTGTTGTTTGATCTACTGTTCCAGTGTCAACAGTTTTTTGAATAATGTTTTCTATA